ATTTGTGCTAATTGGTGTGCTTGTGATGGTGTTAATGTGCCTATATATTTAATTTGTTTCCCTATTTCAGTAAGTATTTGTCGGTTTAAATCATCAATACGGTCAATAAGCTGTTCAATCATTTTTTCTTGCATTTCTTCGCTTATCATCTAACCACCTACTCGTTTACATTTTCTTCCCCTGTTTCTGATTCCTGTTGTATTTCTTGTATTTTCTTTGTTGCAGTTTCTTCGGTTTCTCCCAAAATTCTTTCTCTGTATTCTGCACCACTTATTAATCCTGCGTTGTATTCTCTTAAAGCTCTAATACTCATTGAGTCAATATCTTCTATTATGCCATCGTCAAATTTAATGGCCATGCCGTCCGTGTTAATGTTGTAATTTCCAAATTTACTTGAAGCGTAGCACACAGCCTTGATTAAATCATAAATTGAGCTTTCGTAACCTATCTCAAGTTTTTTCTTTCTTCGTGCTAGTTTGCTGTTGCTGCTCATTACTGCTGTTGCTGTTGTTAGATTAGCACCATCAAATGTGTAAAAGTTGTCGCCTAGGCCAACTTTATTGCTTAAAATGTTTAAATTAGTATTTAAAGATTCAATTTGCTGTGATGTTCTTAAGGTATCAGAATCGCTTTGGATTAAGTCGTCTTTTGTTGCTCCATTTGGCAATTGATAAATTGTTATATCGTTTGGATCAAATGTTAACTTTTGTGTTCCACTATCATAATTTAGCATATCTGCTCTCACAAACGTTCTTTTCCTACCGTCTTGTATTTCATTCTTTAATGCATCAAATGAAATATCAACGGCTTTAAGGCTATCCATTGCATTTGCGTAATGTGGTATTCCAAATGGGCTGTTCGCAAATAAATTGTTTGTAAGAAGCGGTTTAAATATGCTGAACCATTTAATATTTGATTCTGTGTCAAATTCTGGCAATGTATCATCGGTTGTTAACTCAGTTATGTTTCCGTTAGTTTCTTGGAATAAATGATTATATATAACATAGTTGCCATTTGTTTCATTTAGCTTATGTACTGAACAAACGATGTATTTTATACCCTTGATGAACTCAATGCTTGCAAACGCACATTCTGTTATTTCCTTGTTATTCCATGTTAAAGGATAAATGCAATCAATATCGACAATATCCACTCTTGTTTTAGCGTTTGTTACGTCTATAACCATTTTGTCGTCATTTTTAACGAGGTCATATACGCTTATAACTGTTGCTTCCGTGCCTAATGCTCCACTTTTTTCGATTGATTGGTTTATAATAACATTCAAGTTTAACAAGTCCATAAGCTCATCAAATTGCTTTTGCATTTCGTCATTTGGCAACGATATTTTACACTTCTCGCTCCACAAAATATCGCTCCAATCTTCGCTTATTTCTTTTGCCATATTCATTGTGTATCTTTTTTGTTTTACTTTTCTATCGCCATTGTAAATAAAATAATTATGAAAACTTTTTACATCACCAACATACCAGCTTTTCCATTGTTCGATATAAGTTTTTATAATATTTTTTACGTCTGGGTTGTAACCATACGTTGTCTTTAAAAAGTCTTCTAATTTCATAAACTAGCCTCCTAATTTAGGCTCAATGGCTCTATATTCATCATTAATTTATCGTAAAACGGAAACATCGAATATTCTGATGCATCCAAATCGTCTATCGGTGTACTTCCATCGTCAAGTCTTTCATCCTCGTGTTTAGTGTCCCATAAAGCCTCTGTGTATGCCTCTATAAGATATTTGCACTTTTTAAGAATGAATCGCCTTAACTGACCAAATAAGTGACAATCAAGCTCTATTCTATCGACTATACGTCCTTTTATGCAGTCATCAACTTTTATTGGTACATTGTGTTGTTGTAAATATCTGTTCATACCATAAGTCAAGACTTGTCCGTAATGCTCCATAATCTGCAAATACATGAGTAACCTTGCCGTAAGTTTCTCTGACTCTGTTATAAAATTCGACAAATTTCTCGTACATTTGCTCTGGTGTATGAAGTCCTGCCATTTTTTCTTCATCAATCGTCCATACTTGCCTAAATTGTTGTGTTATTCCTGTTGCCTTAAATTCTGTTTCACCGTTCTGTTGCTCCATAGTCTATCCCAATACTTATTATCATAAAATTGATTTTGTTTCCGTATTCGTCAACCGCTTCATCTTTAATATATAAACTAGGGTTGTCTGCAAATTGTCTGTATATAATGCCCTCTGCATTTTTCCATTGCCCTAAAATTAACCTATCATAATAAACTGTTCCGGCGTATTCCTTGCACAAGTTGTCAACAAATTCCTTACTTAAAAACGGATTGTCAAATATTGTGTAATGTTGCACATAAACGTCAAGCCCTTTCTCATCAACTTGATCCAAAAAGTCTTTTTTAAACCAATGCGATTGATTCTCTGGATTCAATGCCCCATCAAAACATGAATAATCTTTGTCTAATGATGCTTGTATCATAACAAATACTTCTTGATTCCATTTTGCAATCTCATCACCATAAGCATACTTAATTGATGTACCTTGTATCTTACTAACTTGATTGACCTTTTCACAACCTAAACAATAGACCTCTTCATCAAATATTTTTGCTATGTTGTTTGAACTAATAGTGCCAATTAAGTTTCTGCCATAAATCTGTCTTAATGGTTGCAACACGTTTCTTTCAATCGTTCCTTTTGATACACCAAAAATACAATAAAGACCATCTAATCCTTTTCGTTCAAAAATACGTTTTGGTATCATGTAAAGAATGTCTAAATAGGTTTTGCCGCATCTTCTTGCACCAACTTTTAAGCAATACCTATGATGAGCATTTTTGATGTATTCCTTTTGTTTTTCACTCAATATCATTTGTTTGCTTCACCTTCTATTTTAGAAAGCAATTCTTCCACCTTTTTAAGTTCTTCTGTATTGTTGCTATTATTCTTTAGCTCTAGGACTTTTAATTCTTTATCTAGCAGAATACCATAAGCAGTCGCCAAATCTCTTATATTTGTAAACATATCATCCACATTATCAGCTTTATGTTCTATGGCTTTTAACAATTTATCTAATATTCTTTTTTTTGTTTCATGTTGCGTTTGCATATAATCTAACGTGGATTGAGTGTTTTTTTCTTTTTTTCGCTTGCATTTTTTTGCAACTTCATCATCATTTTTAATAACAATTGATTTCACAGTATTTACACTAACGTTGTTCATTCTAGCTGTTTCACTATAATTATTGTTATCAATGTAATCGGCAATAATTTTCTTTTTTTGCTTATCAGTCAATTTAGTTCTTCTTTTTTTAGTTGCCAATCGCATCACCTCTTTTAAACATCTTGCAAATAATGAAGCAACTCTAATTTGCTGCCAAAACTTTCCGCATCGCCATCAACATTAATTAAATAAGATTTATATATTTCGCCTTCTTTATAAGTTCTTCTTTCCATATAAAAGATATCATGGTCTTTAGACAGTTTAATCATAAGCATATTTATCATTGTGTTTAAATTCAATATAATCAACCTCTTCCTTCATTTCAAAAAAAGAGCAACACTCTTTGGCGTTGCTCTTAAAGGTTAATTTAGGGCAAAAATTCTCACACTTAACGATTGTAACATCATGTTCGTAAGGTACTTTTACCACTCTAATATTCAATTTACATTCTTTACACTCTTTGCAAAACTCACACATAATCTTTTGATAGTCCATAAGCCTTGCTCCTATCTTAAGTATACTAAATGTATCATTAATTGTCAATTTTATCGCTTATTCTTCTAACGTTTCTGGCAATAATTCCCTTTGGTACTTTTTCGGTTGTAAATTCGACTTTTTCGCCATCTTCAAGCTTTTTGAAACCATCCATTTGAATATCACCATAATGTACAAAAACATCATCGCCATTTTCCTTGGTAATAAATCCAAAACCTTTTTCAACGTTAAACCACTTTACTTTTCCTTTTTCCATTTCTTTCGTCCTCCTTGTATATTTTAATAATTCTTAATATATAGTATCGTTTTCCTTTTTCAGCTCCCCATTTTTCCTTACCTATTCCTTTTTTTAATTCGCATAAGCATTTTATATGTGGAGATTTTTTGCTGTATCCATTTTTGAAAACTACAAATCTTGGCCAATGCACCTCATCAAAGTATTTCACTAGTCTTTTATCATAATATGGTTTAATTTCTCTATATTCCTCTTTCTTTTCGCCGCTTTTAATCATATCAAACCATTTCTTTTTTATTGGTAAAACTAGCATAATTACTCTCCTTTACTAGCTTCTTCGTATTCTGCTTTCCATTTATCAGTATTTGATTCAACATAATTAACTAATTCTCTCATATCTTGTTCAGAAGCATCTGGTTTTAGTCCGACCATCCATGTAGGTGGCAGTTCTAGATCAGTCCCAATTTTTCTCCAAATATGCAAACAATAAGGATGATTATCAATGTAATCTTCTTTTTTAGGGTGTAATTGATAACAAATTTCATCATCACGCCAGAAAACCTCTTTCATGAATTGCATTTCTTCCCATGTTGGGCATCTTGTAGGTGTTGAAATTGATAAATGTTCCCATCCATCTGAAACTGAAAAAATAAAATTTAACGGGTCAATCGCTTTCATTCCAGATTTTTTATATATAACATTTTTAAACATTGTTCCGCCAAAACCATTATTCGCTTCTTTTTTTATACTCATGCCCGTTGTTTTTTTTATTTCATTTATGTTTCTCATTTTTATTGCTCCTTTCTCACTCTCCTATTTCTTTGACATTTCAACGATTGCCTTTTTGCTCTCTATATCTAATTGATAATAAGGTATTGTTACTTTTACTAACCAAACAACGCAGAATATTAAAATAATTGTCAAAATAAAATAACAAATTTTTTCTTCTTTATTCATATTTTCACTCTCCTAATAAATGTTTTATTATTATTTCTATTTCTTCATCTGTATAAGTATTGTTTAGTTCTATAAAGTTATGCGTTTCTTTGCATACATAACAGTATAGTTTTTTATAATGCCCCTCACTCTTTAACCTTGATTTTTTTCTTTGAATAGTTGTATAAGTTTTGCATATAGGACATAACAACCTTACTGGTATTGTTTTTATCACTTTTCATCTCCTAACAACTCCTCTATACTATATTCTTCTCCGTTCTAGCTTTGATTCTTTGCTTTCTCTTATGCCGTATCTAACGAGCCATACTCCAAATGTTGTTAATATAAAACACACAATAATTAATGTGCTTACTCCAGCATCTATGCCTTTATTTTCATCGAGCCATATCATAAACTTAATTAGTATACCGAAACCTAACATTATAATTAAAGCAATAGCAACACATATTAAAATTTCTGCCATCATTTCTATTCTCCTTTCAATAATTCGCTTATCTCGTATTCTTCTCCTATCCTGCATTTACTATATTATGTATTACTAAAAACATTAAAATAACCCATAACAAATGATAAGTAGCTTTTTGATAATCTTGCTTAAAATGATAAATAAGTGCAAATACCATATTGGCACTTAATACTATTAAAACCAACAATTCACTCATTTTAACAGCTCCTCTATTGAATATTCTTCTCCGTTCTTTTATGAATTGGAATAACTCTCCTTTGATGTATGGTTCTTTTCTATTTTCAAATGTAAAAAATAATTCTCCATTTATTCTTCTGCCAACATAAAGCTTTATATTCCTTAATATAATTCGTTCATCTTCTGTAAGGGTTGGTGTTGCTTGTTCAATTAGAAAAGTCTTTATTTCGTTTGTGTCTGCACCGTATTTTTCTAGTGCTTCTATAAATTCTCTTGCACTTACTCCATCTTTTAAGTACTTTTCAGCATTTGTCATTATTTATTCTCCTTTCAAAAGTCCTTCAATTGAGTATTCTTCTCCGTTCTTTTATGAATTGGAATAAGTGATTAAAATACCAAAATGCTTCTGTTTCTGGTGGTTCTCCTCTATCTACACTATAAAGCAAATAAATATCTTCATTACTATCTCTCCCAATTTTTTTAAATATCATAGTATCTATATTCCTTAATATAGCTCTTTCATCTTCGGTTAGTGTTGGCTTTATTGCTCTACTTAAAAATTGTGCTAATCTTACACTACTCGCTTGATTGTTTGTTTGCATAGCACAAAAATCATTAAATTCCTCAACAAAATCAATTGCATCTACACCCTCTTTTAGCCATTTTTCTGCATTAGTCATTTTTTGCCATACTCCTTTCCCCATATATAACCCATATGCCAACCTATAAAATAAACAAGTGTCACAAAAATATGCCATATAATTCTTTCACTCATCTTCTCTCACCTCATATTCCATAGATTTGAAATTCTCTTTTGTTAGTATGGTATCAATAAAATTTTTTCCAATCCACCCATAATCTTCAGGCAATCCTATATAAATTCCGTCATCATCTTTTTGTATCACTCGTTCTCCATTAACATAGTCGCCTACTTCTATTAGGTCTATTAGGTTAAATGAGTGCTTGATAACATCTTTATCTCTTATTAAAAAGCAAACGTGGTCTAATGCTCTATCTGCTGTGTACCAAATTGTATGATGTGGTATATCATCTTCGTAATGTTCCACTTTTGCTATACCTAGCTTTGTTCTAACATATTCGTTAACACTTATGTCCGCCATCTTGCTTCCACTCCTTTCCTTGTTCTTGCTAATTCTCTCATTTTCTCTCTTATTGTTTTCCATATTTCTCCTACTTGTATATCTGCATTAGTCAATTTGCTACCTCCTTATCTCCTAGTATTCTATCTCTTATTCTGCTGTATTCTTTGTCAGTTAGTTTATTGTTTAAAAGTAATACGTTTAGTGTTGTTAGTAAGTAACGTTTATGCTCAGCTTTTATTTTTTTAGCTTCTACATTAGTCATTGTTGCCACTCCTTATACCTAAAAATACTTCTATTTCTTGTATTTCTTTTTCTTGTAATTCTGCTATTTTTGGTTCATATTTGTTTATAATTTGTGCCTTATATTCTTCAAATTTATCAAAACAATCTACACATAAATCTATATCTCCCCAACCATTCGTAAAATAAAATGGGTGCTTTGAAATTTCAGTGTCGCTAATATTTTTCTTACATTTATCACATATCTTTTTAATCATCTTTCTACCTCCTTAGCATAAATAATGCCTAGTGCCAAGCCAAATAATAGGCCTATATTAAAAAATAATATTTGGATCATATTAACCCCCTAATCTCCAGCCAATACCTGCTACATAGCTTAATATAAACGTTAGCAGTAGCAGTATGCCTAATGGTATAAATGTTATTAAAAACAAGCTTATTAGTGCTTTTAACGTTTTCATTTTTCCTCCGTTCTTACTAACCTTAACTTAATCATATTGTCGGTTAGTTCTATTTTTTCACTTGTTGTATTTGCTAGTACCTTGTAAGCGCTCCAATACTTTATTCTGTTTTTGTGCCTTTCAGGGTATGCAAGTTTT